TCACCGTATCGTTCTTCGATGAGAGCGGCGCAGCGGTCGCGCCCAACACGGGCCTGGCCTGGACGCTCATGGATCTGCGCGGCAACGTCATCAACGCGCGCACGAGCGTGGTGATCACGCCCGCTGAGACAGTCACCATCGTGCTGCATGGTGACGATCTGGCGCTGCCTGACCCGTCCAACAGTACGCGCGTGGTACTGCTGGTGGGCACTTACAACAGCACGCTCGGCCTCGACCTGGACTTGCGCGATCAAGTGGTGTTTGCGATTGACAACCTGGTGGACGCGGTGGTGCATGCCTAAACGCGCCCGCAAGATTTGCGCAGCGCCCGGCTGCCCCCAGTTGGCCCTGCCCGGCGGCAGCCTGTGTGAGGCCCACGAACAGGCGCGCATGCAGAAGTACAACGCCCGCCGTCCGAGTGCCCGCGCCGCTGGCTATGACGCGGAGTGGGAGCGCATCCGGGCAGCGCACCTGGCCGAGCATCCGCTGTGCGTCACGTGCGGCAAGCCGGGCACGCACGTCGATCATATCCTGGCCAAGGTGGACGGTGGCACGGATGACGAAGCTAACCTGCAGACGCAGTGCGCGCGTGATCACTCACGCAAGACCGCGACGCACGACGGCGGGTTCGGCAACGCGAAACGCACGGTTCGTGCATAAGACGACTGCGCATAACCGTTTATCGAGTGATGTGCGAGTGCTCATTATTTCATTTTCGACTATGCGAAATGCACGGTGTCTCGTCGGACATAACGCGAAATGGGGTGGGGGGTCGAAATCGCTGCATGAAATTTCAAGCGGGAGCGCGCGGGTAGTCAGACTTTTCCGTCGCTGAGTTGAGGTCTTAAGCATGAGGTTCACAAAAGGTTCTTGAATGTCAGGTCCGTTGCCAAAAAATCCAGCGCTCAAGCAGGGCAAGTCCAAGCAATCCACGCGCGCCCTGCTGGTGGCGGAGACGCACCCGCTCAAGGGCGCGCCCAAACTGGCGGCGCATCCGGCCGGCGAAAAGTGGCACGCGCTCGTGGTGAAGTTTTGGGCCGACGTCTGGACCTCGCCGATGGCCGGCGAGTACATGGAGGCCGACGTGCACGGGCTGTTCCGCATGGCGGTGCTGACGCAGGCCTTCCTGGCCAGCCCGAGCGTGCCGGTCTCGGCCGAGCTGCGCCAGCTCTCGATGCAGTTCGGGCTGTCGCCCATCGACCGGCGGCGCTTGCAGTGGACGGTGGCCAAGTCAACCGAAGCGGTGGACCAGGTGGAGCGCACGCGCGCGCGCCGCGGCCGCATCGTCGAGAACGACCCGCGCGAGGTGCTGAGCAAGTGACCATCCTGACTGTGCCCGATCTCGGCAAGAAGGGCGAACGCTTCCCAAGCCTGGGCGGGCAGGTCTGCGACTTCATCGAGGAGCACCTGGTGTTCGGCCCGGGCGATTTATTGGGCCAGCCGGCGCGCCTGGACGATGAGAAGCGGGCCCTGATTTACCGCATGTACGAGATCTTCCCGCGCGGCCATGCCCTGGCCGGCCGGCGCCGCTTCCGGCGCGTGGCCATCTCGCTGCGCAAGGGCACGGCCAAGACCGAGCTGGCGGCCTGGATCGCGGCCTGCGAGCTGCACCCGGACGGGCCGGTGCGCTGCAGCGGCTTCGACGCGCACGGTGAGCCGATCGGGGTCGGGGTGGTGGATCCGTATATCCCGATGGTGGCCTACACCGAGGAGCAGTCCGACGAGCTGGCCTACGGGGCGCTGCGCTCGATCCTGGAGCACAGCGAGCTGGCGGATGATTTCGACATCGCCCTGGAGCGCATCCTGCGCATCGGCGGCGACGGCAAGGCGGTCAGCCTGTCCAACTCCCCGGACGCGCGCGACGGCGCCCGCACGACGTTCCAGCTATTTGACGAGACGCACCGACTCAATTCGCCGCGGCTGAAAGCGGCGCACCGGACCATGCTGGCCAACCTGCCCAAGCGCAAGCTGGCCGATGCCTGGTCGCTGGAGATTACCACCGCGCCGGCGCCGGGCGAGGGGTCGGTGGCCGAGGACACGATGGCCTACGCGCGCCAGGTGGCGGATGGCGCCATCGTCGACTCGCGGCTGTTCTTCTTCCACCGCCAGGCCTCGGACGCGCACGACCTGGCCACCGTGGCCGGGGTGCGCGCGGCCGTTCTGGAAGCCTCCGGCCCGGCGGCGGCCTGGTCGGACATTGACGGGATCTGCGAGCAGTGGCGCGACCCGACCGCCGACCGGACCTACCTGGAGCGCGTGTGGCTCAACCGCCTGGTGCGCGCCAGCGAGCGCGCCTTCGACATCGAGCGCTGGGCGGCGCTGGCCGACGCGGACTATCTGCCGGCGAACGGCGCGACGATCACGCTCGGCTTCGACGGCGCGCGCTGGCACGACGCGACGGCGCTCGTGGGCACCGAGGTGCTGACCGGCTTCGAGTGGCTGTTGGGTCTGTGGGAAAAGCCCGAGAACATCGAGCATTGGGAAGTGCCGGTCGAGGACGTCAACGCCGTGGTGGCCGAGGCCTTCGCCCGCTGGGACGTGTGGCGGCTGTACGCCGATCCGCCGTACTGGGAGTCGGCCGTGGCGGAGTGGGCCGGCAAGTACGGCGAGGAGCGCGTGGTCGAGTGGTGGACCAACCGCTGGAAGCCGATGGCCTACGCGGTGCGCTCGTTCAACTCCGCGATCGCGGCCGGCGACATCCTGCATGACGGCAACGCGCACCTGACACGCCACCTGGGCAACGCCGTGCGCAAGGTGCTGCCGCAGCGCGACGACGAAGGCAAACCGCTGTGGACGATCTACAAAGAGCGCCCGGACAGCCCGCACAAGATCGACGCGGCCATGGCGGCCGTGCTGAGCTGGGAGGCGCGCAATGATGCGGTTACTTCGGGCGCTGGCGGCCGCCGGCGTGTGAGCACGTATGAGACGCGCGGCCTGACCGTGGCGGGGCGCGTGCCGGACAGGGTGCTGGCATGAAATTCTTTGACCGCTTCCGGCCCTACCTGGAACTCAAGCGTGCCATTGTGAACTTGAAATCCGGCACGGTGTTTCGCGCGGTGGTCTACCAGCAGACCGGCCCGTGGTTGATCCTGCGCCAGGCCGAGATCCTGGAAGACCGCGGCACGGCCGTGAAGGGCAGCCCGCCGGCGATGGATGGTGAGGTGCTTGTGATGCGAACCGACATTGATTTTGTGCAGGTGATCCGCTGATGGCCGCCGTCCAATCCCTGGGGACGGTCACCCAGCTCGGCCAGGCCAACTGGACGCTGACGCAGCCGCGCCGCGGCCTGCGCCTGTACGACGATTTCAATTACGACTACGCCGCGCTCTACCGGCTGCAGCCCAACGTGCGCGTGTGTGTGGATTTCCTGGCGCGCAACATTGCCCAGTTGGGCCTGCATACGTTCCGGCGCGTGTCCGAGACCGACCGCGTGCGCGTGCGCGACCATCCGCTGCCGTTGCTGTTGGCGCGCCCGCTGCCGCCCGAAATGAAGGTTACGCGCTACCGCCTGATTGAGGCGCTGGTCTCTGACCTGGGGATCTATTTCAACGCCTACTGGCTCAAGCTGCGCCAGGGCGGCGCGGTCGTCGGGCTGCTGCGCATCCCGCCGATCTACATGACGCCCGTCGGCAACCTCGTGCCCACCAGTTACAGCCTGGACATCGGCGGGAGGCACACGGATTTCGCGCCCAGCGAAGTGGTCCACTTCCGCGGCTACAGCCCGGAGGATCCCATCGGCGGCCTGTCGCCGCTGGAGACGCTGCGGCGCGTGCTGGCCGAGGAAGACTCGGCCGGAAACTATCGGGAGGAGTTCTGGCAGAACGCGGCGCGCATGGAAGGCATCATCAAGCGCCCGGCCGCGGCGCCGGAGTGGAGCGACGTGGCGCGCACGCGCTTCCTGGCCGAGTTCAACGCGCTGTATGCCGGCCAGGGCAACGGCGGCCAAACGGCCGTGCTCGAGGAAGGCATGGAGTGGGAGCAGACATCCTTCGACCCGCAGCAGTCTGAATATTTGGGCGGCCGCAAGCTCACGCGCGAGGAGTGCGCCCGGTCCTATCACATCCCGCTGCCGAT